CTAAAGGGTTAGAGCGTGTTCCCACATTTCATCCACAAGCTGATCAGTCAAATTTAAAACCGACTGCATCGCAAGAATACTTTCATCTGTACGCACAAAATTGGTTGCTTCTTTAAATCCAAGCAGCGCGAGTTCACGGCTAAATTCATCTTCGATCATTTGAATTTGGGCTTCAATATCACTTGCTTTAAATCCATTTTCTAGCAGACAACGCAAGAATTGGTAGCGAGTAAGGCTTGGATATTGAGAGCGGGTGTATTCTAACTTTTCTTGGTCTGTCCGTAGGTCAATCCAAACTGTGCCATTCCACGAGTCAAACTCTGTGCTTGGTTTAAGTAATGTGTATCCTTCTTTAATTGATCCGATGTAATCCACTTTTGATTCACTTCGATCTAATGTCGAATACACTACTTTATCCCGGTGATCTTCTTTCAACTCCCATGATTGATTATTCCAAACACATACAAAACCTTCTTGCGCTTCAGGGGGGATTTCAAGTGTGCTGTTTGCCGCGATTCCTGTACCGACTTCCCAAATATAATCAAAAGTCCCGCAGTAAATGCCATGACTGTCACATGAATAGAGTTTTACTATTTTTGTTTCTTGAGCGAACATGATTACCCCGCTTTTACAATATATAAGAATGCGATGTTTTTGACTCTGTTTTCAGCACCGCCATTTGCGTCGGTAGTTTTATAGACTCCGCCTGATCCCGCTTTTAAGACATCATTCGCGGCTGTTGAAGTTGTTGCTCCATTCGCTCTTACCAAAAAATCATGTGTATGCGCTTTGATCTCATCTTGCTGTTCGCTTAAAACAACACGACCAACATCAATACCACGACCATAATCTAAACCACGAATTGTATAAGCACGCATGTCGGGGAGAGTAGACCCATATAGATCAAACAGCTTTGGATACGTGACCTGTGATATTGCCTGTCCCATCATGGTTAGGTAACCACTAGGTGGTGTGGATTTGGGAAAAGCAATAGGCATAAACTGAAGAACATCATCTTTATCAAGCTTTTTATCCTGTAAAACTTTAGCCTGCGCAGCAGAAACAGGCTTTGTCTCATCATTCGTTGTTAAATTGTCGATGATTTGACTTTTACGTATAAAAGCTTCTTCAATTACAGCTGCTAATGCCTCAAGGTCAGTTTGAGTTGTTAAAAGATCATATAGTTGTCGTTTTGAATCAGGGCTTAGTGCAATACCCCGTAGTTCAAGTAAATTACATAGCTCTTCTTGAACAGTATTAAACCATTCAGGGCTTACATAAGTTGCATCCTGTCCTTGCAAGTCTGCATTGTCATGAAAGCCACTTTTACCAACGCCAAACATGTTTTCTCGAGCATTAATTGTGTCAATACGCTTCATTTAGACCTCAACCACATTCACTTCAAAAAATGCAGGGAAATAGCTATTAATAATGCACTGGGTATCTACTAAATTAGGATTAGATACAACCAACTTGATTTTGAAGCGCAACTGCTCTGTATTTACAGGCAAGTTACAACTTTGAGTGCATTGAAAGGGTTTAGGCTTGATATAATCAATTAACTCAATGCCGTAAAAAGAAAAGAGTTCACGATAATACTCAAGACCACGTAATTTGGTTTGAACCCATTTCACGATACGTACACGCTCTTCAATTGGAAGGGACGTAGACAACGTACATTTAAGTGGTAAACCAAAATCTACTTCATATTCTTCTATTAGCTCTGGTTGCACCATTGGAATGGTTTCCAAAAGTGCTTGAGCATCAATATCGGCTTGAGCCAATACTTTAGCGTGCCCTTGAATATCTTTTGCAATGTCTGTGTCTAACGCATTGTCATACAGACCTTGTGGTAATAATTGAAGTAATACATCAACGTATTTCTGAGTTCGCTGTTGAAGATCAATCATGAATGAATAACCTCCAATTCGCCTAGTCGCAACCAGTACAGATGTTGCCAAGTCACTTCAGGGATAATGTTAGTATTTGGCGTTAGAACTGCGTCAGTTACACCACCTACAGCAATAATGCGAGAGAGTAGGATTGCATATTGATAAGGATCAGAAGGGGCGAGTTCAGCGAAATAATTTCTAATCACTTCTTTTACATCATCGATGCTTCCGCCAGTTAAAACCACGGTAATATCTACAAGTTGTGGCGTTGGGCTAAATACACGGCAATCCGTTAAGTCGCCAATATACGCATCCATAATGACTTGAGTATCTTGCAGCAGTTGAGCAGATGGAACTGTTGGAGGCGTACCTTTTGCTGTAATCGCAACATCATATGAGCCTAAACCACGACGTTTAGGGTAGTGGTAAACGTGTTCAACATTACCTGAAGATTTCAGCATGAATTCAACATCATCACGACGTTCTTTATATTCACCTAAACGTTTTCGTTCAAGTAAACGTAAACGCCATACTTCAAGTTGTTCTTGATCTGTACCACCGCCGATGGAAATCACAGTTGCAGAACCATCTAAACCAGCTGGAGGACTAACCCAAAGCAAAGCACCTTCAGCAACATTCCAAGATGCGCCAGCTTGATCAGCAACAACACTCACAAGAGAAAGAGTGTCTTGCTGTAAAATTACATCTTCAACAACAGTCCAGTAATAACCTTTACCATTGGTTAATTTACTACCTGCTATAATTGTTAAAGCTTCGTTAGAAATTGCTTTCACTTGTCCAGATGCGAATGTACCACCTTGGCGAGGTAGTCCAATTTCTTCAGCATGAACATATAAGAATGGCTCATCCGCAGTTGCTACAAAAAGTTGTTTTTGAATGTACTGTTGATGATGATATAAGCCTTCTACAACAGAGACTGTACCCGCAGCACGAATACCAGCATCACTGTCATCGGTAATAGTTAATCCTGTTAATCCACGGATCTCTTGAACAATCGTCAAATAGAGCTTGTTATATGATGGAATTGGGTACATGTATTAACCTCCAACAGGTACAAAATATAAAATTTTGCCGATTTGCCCATTCAGGCGTGTTACTTCAATTAAAAGATCAATACGACCCACTTCACTGTTTTGTACAGAAACATTAAGGTCTAAAAATCGCCCTGGTACTAAATCTTCAAGTGCTTCGTTAGCATATTGTTTTGCCAAAAGATGATTGCGTCTAACGTCCTTGGATCGTTTCAGTAAATAGAGGCGACTACCTAAGTTAGGATTAGCCCAATACCGAAAACGCTCAATTTGAAGTCGATGAAGCACACATTGAATTTCATCTTGAGTAAATACATCATCAAGACTTTGAAGTTCATAATCTTTATTTTCTGAATGAATAACTGCCATGTGTGCCTCTACATTTGATTCGATGGTGTGCCGCCACTACTATGGCCTTCGTGCCCGTTATACGTATCACGCATGCTTTGCATTGAGCCACCTGAGTCAGATATTTGCCCAGCACTTTCAATGTCTTGTGTTGCAATTACTTTGCCGTTAACTTTTAAATTGCCTTCATCAATAATCAGATCACCGCCACCAACATGTGTACCATCAGCTTTTAGCCAAAGGGTATGTCCGTATTGGTCATAGACGCATGTTTCACCATTGCCAACAGTCACATTAACAGCACCGTTAGATGTAGCAATGACAATAGATTTGGCTGTTTTGCCGTGTAAGGGGATCACTACAACTTTTGCATTTTTAGGGATGTATGATGCAAAGCCAACTTGTTGAACTAGCTCAACTTCTTGTAGTGTTTCATCTGCAAAGCCTGTTAATTGCAAAGCTTTAGCACCGCCACGGGCAACAATACCCCAAAAAGCTTGTCTAACTTGACCAAGCCCTTTAGCAACTTGTGATTGAATTGCTCCAACAGTACTCATGGTTTGGCGTGGTGATTGGTAAGGTTGTCCTGCATTCATAACGTGATTTCCCAGTTCTTGAGTTAATGATAGTTTTGTACCAGCTTGCATGAATCTAATACCCTCAGAAGCTACGTGGCTTAGGGCTTTCGCCAGTCACAAAGCCATCAAGTAAAAGCTCCTTGAGCACTTGTTTTGTAATGTGAGGCTCTCCAGCTTCTAACGCTTTTTCATTCAGCATTTCTAAGTTGGTTGAAACGCGACGCGTTGATCCACGGACTTGAGCAAGCAATTGCTCCAGTACAGATTCATCAACTTCAAGTTTAGGTGCATAAATTGACGTTAAGAGCTTTACGTCATTGATGTCAGCGGGAAGTGCAGGAACCCAGTTCAAAATACGTCCGTGAAACCGCTCCCACTTCTCCAACTTACGCGCCAACATTTCTTCACCGATGATCAAGAAAGTGCCTTGGCTACCCTCATATAAATCACGGATAATTTCGACTTTATTGCCCTGCACCAAGTGGTCAAACTCATCAATAATCAATGGTCGTCCAGACTTACCCAGTTCACTGGTGGCAAGCTCCATCATTTCCGAAAGAGTTGCAGGATAAGGAATACTCATTTCCCGCAATAACGCCTGTAAAAAGGCTTTCTTTGTATAAGTACTTTTCACTTGCACATAAAATGCGTTGGTTTTAGTCGCCACATAGTTAGCGGCGGTAGACTTTCCAAAACCACTTGGACCATAGAACGCTGATATACCAGGCAACAGCGGATTACGTTCCATCGTGCGCTTAACTGCTTCATAGCATTGAGAAATATTGCGAATCTGAGCAATACCTGGGTTAGAAAAATTGACATCTGCATTCATTTGCATCACCATAAAATAATATGTTGTTTAAATAGGCGGTATTGCAGTACCGTCTAACCTTGACGCTGGGCTAAATATGTATTTAGTTCAGCGTCATCTTCTTCCAGTTGCCTAAACTTTTTAGACAGTTGGAACATTTCCCAAAAGTCCTGATTTTCTTGAGTTAGCTGTTCTCCTTTCTGTATATGTCGATCTAAATCCATCCAGCGTTGTACTGGAGTTAAAGTTTGGGTTACTTGCTCAGTGATAGGCGAAGTCACAACAGGCTCTTTGAAATAAATAACTTCCTTTTCTTGACGAACAGGCAAAGCATTTAATTCATCCATAAGCTGTTGGTGCTTGTTGCCGTTAAACGGAATAACGTTTTGATTTTCCATGTGCTCAATCACTAACTGCGGATTAGCTTCCAGACGGACTTCATCCTGCTTCACAGCTAGGCGACGTAAACGTCCATCAGCACGACGTTGACGTGCTTGTTCAACTTTGGTTTGCGGGAAGTACGCCCGTTTATTGGCATTCCATTTCGCATAGCAAATCAAGCGCCCATCTTCGTCACGTACCGTAATTTGGTCAGCATTGTGGATGTCATAACCCACCAGTACCGTGTCACCGTGGTATTCAGAAAGTTCCTGGCTAAAGTAGCGGTTGCCGAATAGCTCAATTTCACCTCTGCGCACCTTACGTTCTTCATATGGACGGAACAGATCTTCTGCATCCCAATCTTCCACGCGGTCAATTGGAGCACCCATTTCTAACGCTTCATTCCACGCTTCTAACGGACTTTGATGACGCTTTTTAAAAGTCACAGGGTCGGTAATGCGTTTCAGGCTGCTATGTGGTTTATTGTTGTAGCCATTCACCACTTCTGCGGCATAAGTAAGAAAGTCCACCCAACTCATCAAACTCTTAGAGACACCAATCTGTTTAATTTCGCTGCGCGTCAGCTTGAACATCTTGTTGCTGGCTTCTGCATCCATATCTTTACCAATATATGACGGTAAATTTTTGGCAGCTTTAATCCACAAAGTCTGGTGACTACGCTCAATTAAACCTTTAGCTTGTGAGTTGTACGGAAGGGCATGGCTCATTTCTGTATTTAAACGCGCCATCACACCACGACCTTTTGCACCCATCATCTGGTTCTTATAACCAGAGCCGTTATCTACATAGAAAATGGCAGGAATACCGCATTCGCAAGCACTCATACGCACAGCATCCAAAACAGCCCAACCACTTTCTGCAAGGTCAATCGACCAGCCCACTAGGCGACGTGTTGCCACATCAATAATGGCGGTAATCTCAGGACGAAAAGGCTTGCCATGCATAGGGTGCGCTACCTCAGCATCAAAACAGTGACCATCTGCGGTATACACATCAGTCGGCAATAGCTGCTCAGTATCACGGCGGATAAACGGCTGTAAGTTCTTTAACTCACGGTTGCCCATACGTCCACGTTGCGCCTCAACATTGCCCATTTTTTCTTTAATGAAACGATAGGCTTGGTTGTAAGTAGGGCAAGGAACATCTGCATTCAAATAATTTGGAAGCTGTTCCAACACAGCTGCCAAGCTTGGTTTTTGCGGTTTCGCCCAAAGTACAAGTAGATCATTGGCCCAAACTGGGATGTCTGAACGACGTGCTTTTGGTGCAAGCACGCTCATTACATTAATCTGATGTTTTTCAGCATCTTCTACAGTTTTCACCCAGTCGAACACGCTACGACGAGAAACAGTGCGGACTTCACCCGCTTTGGCATTGGCTTTCTGAACTGCCAGCTGCATGTCTTCAGGCAATAAAAGGGCATCAGCATCTGCAATAAATTGCTCAATTGCAGGTGTCTTTTTAGTCCCTTGTTTGATCTGCTGCTGAATGTAGCGCACTACAAACAGACGATTTTCAGCCACTTCGCGCTGCCAGTTCATTAACTCTGTTGATTTTTGAACAGCAGGGACGGTGGTCATATTTTTATTAGTACTTAATTCAGTACTAATTACTTCTTCTTTAATACTCTTTACAAGTATTTGCTCATTAAATAAATTAGGTAAGAAGTACTCGCGTTTAGTTCCCCCTTTTCCACGGCTAGGAACTTCTTTATACTTCCAGTTATTGCGAGTTAAGTACTTATCTAATCCCTTACGTGTTCGAGGAAGATTAGGAAGGTCTAACTCTAATAATTCAGCAATACTGTAATGCGTTTTCATTAAGCACATTCCTTATTGCTGTAACGTGGGTAGATACGTTTGTTATCAGTCGTCCAACGCTCTGGAAATAGCTCGTGTAAAGGTTTTCCCAGAAATTTGGAGATAACAATCTCGCCTTTTTTACTTGGGTGATACAGTGCATTACGAACTGTCCTGTCAGACATTCCGTAGTCTTTTGCAAGCTGAGAAACGCTTTTACCGCGTCGCTTAATTTCAGCTTCAATACTGTATCTATCCCATTGTTCTGTGGGTTTTTGCTCTAAGCCCATATGAACTCCTTAGCCTTTTTAGGCACTTTTTTTACTCGTTAGACTGGGTAATTACCAAATCTAACAATAATATAAGTACCTAAATAAATACTGTCAATAGTACTTAAAACAATTTAAGTACTTATTTTTAGGGTTTTTAATTTATTTGATATATATCAAATAGTTATAAATTAGGAACTGTGGAGATTTTTTTTGTCATGAGTACTCAAAAGAACTTAAAAAATTGGGAACTAAAAAATAATTCTTTAAAAGAAAGGATAGAGTTTCTTATGACACCTGAAGAATTAGAAAAACCATATAGCTTTGCTTCCAGAATAGGATTGCCAAAAGGTACTTTTACAGGGATATGGATTAATGGCAGGCAATCACTACATAAATCAACGATTGATCGTATTTGTAAGGCAACAGGGGTTAATGCTGGTTGGTTGGCTACAGGTCATGGGCAACCATATGAAGAAGAATCATTGACTGAAACAGTTGCAGCACCAGTTATAATGAAAACAGAGCAACCGGAGCCACACATCCTTGATACAGCGTTGCTACAACAGGCATTTGAAACCCTGGAACAAGCACTTGAGGCAACTGGCCGCATTATGCAGCCAAAAGGCGTGAGCCGTTTTGTCGCAACGGTATATGCGAGCTTAAAAGAAGATGAAGATATGGATACGGAGGTTTTACAGGACTGTATTCTAACGGTAGAAGAAGCGCTTAAAAGTACGCGACGAAATATGTCGTCCAAAGCAAAAACTGATTTGATCCTAGCAATTTACGAGCTGTATAGTGGCAACGCTTTATACAAAGAAGCAATGACCTCAACAATAAACCAGCTAATAAGGAGCGTGTCTTAATATGCTAGAACCCAGTAAGAATAATAGCTTTGGATTGAATGATTTAACAGAAAAGGGTATTAAGCTAAGTACCAAAGCTTTGGAAGTATTTAAAGAAGAAGCACAGGATCAGAACGCATCAATACAGGTTAAGTTACTTGGAGACGAATTATTCACGCTCAAATTTAACCTGGAAGATATATATAACCCAGATAAAGCCTTCACACATTTAGTAGGGGCAACTGTAGAGGTACTGCTTAATCAAATTTCTCTCATTCAAACAGTGCAAAATAAAAACTAAAAAAACTACACATCCAGAGAAAGTGCTAAATTCAGTGCAAAATAAAGGGCAAATCAAGTTAATCCTGGTTTGCCCTTAAAAATTTCCTCAAACTCTTGCCACTACAGGCTTTCATCTCACTTAGTCCCAGTTCTTCCCGAATCTTCCCACATCATTATCAGTGCAGAATAAATTAATAACTCACACAATTATGGGTAATCGACATGCCACTTACAGATACTGAATGCAGAAAAGCACAGCCGAAAGATAAACAGTATCGTCTTTCAGATTTGCATGGTTTATCCCTTATCATTACCACCAAAGGTCAAAAATATTGGAATGTACGCGTCACTGTCCATGGTGAACGTAAGTCTGAATCGCTTGGCCCATATCCAGATTTAAGCTTAAAAAAGGCAAGGGAACTTGCATATGAGCTTAAGCATCGATACTCACGTTCAGTATTGCATGAAGACTTAAAGCCCTATTTCAAAGAAGTTGCAGAAGATTGGTTTAATAATCAAAAAGAAACCTGGTCATCCAAACACATCAGTAATGTTCGAGCTTCATTGGATGAGCTTTATATTGCTCTTGCTAATAAGCGTATTAATCAGATTCAGGCACCTGAGATTCTGCAGATTATTAAGAAGATTGAAGCTAGAGGCTCGCTTGAAATTGCAAAACGTACCTTATCTCGTTGCGGCATGGTCATGAAGTATGCCATTGCGCATGGCTATCGTTATGATAAATGAAAATAATCTCAGATATACATTATCTAGATGAAAACGAGTTTTTTAACTTTTCAAGGCTTACCCATCGGTGAGCCTTTGTCATTTCTAGAGGTATATATTATGAGTTTAAATTGTCCTTATTGTTTTTCCGATCAGGTTATTCAAGTGGTTAATCAGCAGGTGAATGGTTCTGATTCTACGGGTCTAGCAGCATCAGCTTCGTTTGCTACCATCGGTGCATCCATTTCAAAGGGTTTGCCACTGCCTGTATCTCCATTCATTGGTGGTATTGCAGGTGCAGTCATTGGTGGCCTATTTAGTAGCATGTTTGATGAGCCGAAAAAGCCGATCACCCTGACCTATTACCATTGCAACCACTGTCAGCAGAATTTTCGTTGAATCATCATAGGAGATAAGAACGATGGCACATCAAATCGAACAAATCGCCTATGTGGGCGAAACCCCTTGGCATGGTCTGGGTAATCAGCTGAGTCCGAATCAACCACTCGAAGTTTGGGCACAGCAAGCCGGGATGGACTGGCGGATTGAATCCTCGAACGTCAGCTATATGGCACAGAATGAGCGTGGTCAGAGCATCATCATGCCGTATGAAGAACAACGGGTACTGTATCGTTCTGATACCCATGCACCTTTATCTGTAGTCAGTCAGCGTTATCAGGAAGTTCAGCCTAAAGAGATTCTGGAGTTCTACCGGGATCTGACAGAGCAATCTGGCTTTGAGTTAGAAACCGCAGGGGTTTTGAAAGGTGGGAAGAAGTTCTGGGCTTTGGCACGTACCGGGCAAAGTACCGCGTTAAAGTCTAAGGATGTCAGTAATGGTTATATCTTGCTGGCTACTGCATGTGATGGCACGTTGGCAACGACAGCACAGTTCACCAGTATCCGAGTGGTCTGTAACAACACTTTGGCGATTGCTCTACGTGGACAGAGTAGTAGTGCAGGTGTGGTGAAGGTTCCGCATAGTACCAAGTTTGATGCAGAGAAAGTGAAACAGCAATTGGGTATTTCAGTTCGTGCATGGGATGAACACATGTATGAGATGAAACAACTCACACAGCGTAAAGTCAGTCAACAGGAAGCGAAGGCTTACTTTGATGCCGTATTCAACAACAGCACCATGTCAATTACCGATCCTGAAGAAAACATTATTCAGTTCTATCGTAATGTCGCGCAGCAAGTTCAGGAGAAAAAGCCTGAACCGAATGGTCGTGCTATGAATAAAGCCTTCGAGATGTTTAATGGGCAAGGACGCGGTGCTGAATTGTCATCAGCTAAAGATACGGCTTATGGCTTACTGTGTTCGATCACAGAATTTGTGGATCATGAACGACGTGCCATGAGTACAGATCACCGTCTTGATTCAGCTTGGTTCGGTGCAGGTGCTGGTGTAAAACAACGAGGATTGGAGCAAGCGCTTGCTTTGATCGCCTGAAATTAACTTACTCACTTATGTCGAAATTAAGTCACCCCAAACAAATGCTCATCAGAGCACTCATGCAACTCCCTCTTAATTAAAACAGCAAACAAATCGCCATACCCGACCTTGTGTCGGGTATGGCTTTTTTATGCATTTCTTTTACAGAGATCAGAATTTATAAGGATAATTCCATGAATCAAATTGTATCTATTTCCCATCAGCCTACGACTGTAGGATCAAAGATCGTAGTCAATCCAACTATCACCACCAAACGCTCAACAGCAGCCAAGCGATTGGTCAACACCAAAGGGATGGAATATCAGGATTGGCTCGAAGTTCGTAAGCAAGGCATTGGCAGTAGTGATGCCGCGACTGCCTGTGGTCTTAATCCCTACATGTCGATGTTGGAACTCTGGTTAATCAAAACCGGACGACAGGCTCAATCCATAGAAGATGAAAGCTCAGGTGTAGCACCGCTGTATTGGGGCAAGCAGCTGGAACCTTTGGTGGCAGAGTTCTATAGCATGCATACCAATAACAAGGTGCGACGGATCAATGCGGTACTTCAGCATCCTGATCCCGATAAACACTTTATGTTAGCCAATCTGGATTACAGCGTGGTCGGTAGTGACGACGTTCAGATCTTGGAATGTAAAACAGCAGGTGAGCATGGGGCAAAATTGTGGCGTGATGGTGTGCCTTTATACGTGCTTTGTCAGGTACAACATCAACTGGCGGTGACTGGTAAACAGGCAGCGCATGTTTGTGTCTTGATCTGTGGACATGAAACCAAGATCTTCAAGGTGACGCGGTCTGAATCCGTGATTGAGCATATTGTTAAAGCAGAACGATATTTCTGGGAGTGTGTAGAAAAGGATACTCCGCCTTCAGTAGATGCAAGTGAATCCGCAGCTAAAGCGATTCAACAACTTTATCCAGCGCATGTACCTTTAACGGTAGAGGATCTTTCGCAAAATGAAAATGCCAATTTGATGTTTGATCAGCTCATCAAAATGAAAGAAGGGATTCAGCATCAGCAGGAACGTTTTGACCAGCTTAAACATGAAATCCAGATGATGATGCAAGACAAGGAAAGGGCAGTCTTTGCAAATGGCTCAGTGGTCTGGAAGAAAGCCAAGGACTCCATCAGTCTCAACACCAAGGCATTGCTTCAGCACCAACCTGAACTCATCGAGCTTTATCCACTTCAAAAGCAGGGCGGTCGTCGATTTAACATCTATAGCGACTAAGCCCTATGTACAGCACCAAATCAAAAAATCACAAAAATCGCTCCCCGCTCTCTACCCTTCGGTAGGGAGCAAATCGGTCGCGATCTCTGTAGCACTTTATCTGGCTCTACATTCTTTGGGTAACTTATTTGGTTCTTGTTCCGACCTACATACATAGACCCAAATTTGTAAGGTAATACATTAAGGAATATCAACATGATTAAAGGTTTAGCAATTACTCCTCCAATACTCGGACGGATCAGTATTGGTCGGATGGTTGAAAAGAATGGCAAACACCTACCGGAAAAGGATGACCAGTTCACCATTACGTCACAGATTCAAAGCAAAGAAGGCTGGATCAAACATCCATTAGATGATCAGCTTCGAGCCAATACGCCTAATCAAAAGTTGCGCTCAATCCCCGTCAGAATGATCTTTAATGATCCTGATCTGAACTTACGCGCTGAATACACCTTATTTGACCGACAGTCTGGAAGACCTGTCTGTGTTGGTAATGGTGAAACCTGCCAACGTTTAACCAACCAAGGCATCGAGCAACTTCCCTGTCCATCACCTGATCTATGTCCTCTGGCTCAAGGTGGCAATTGCAAACCTTATGGGCGTTTGCATGTCAATTTGGATGGCTCGGATGAATTTGGCACATTTATCTTTAGAACCACGGGCTTTAACAGTATTCGAACTTTGGCTGCACGGCTGAGTTATTACCATGCGGCCTCAAATGGTTTGTTGTCATGCCTCCCATTGCAGCTGACATTGCGGGGCAAGAGTACGACACAGAGTTATCGTCAGCCCGTGTATTACGTGGATTTAACTTTAAGAGAAGGGATCAGTTTAAATGAAGCGATTATTCAGGCGAAGCAGATTGATGAGCAGAGTAAGCAGGCAGGGTTTTATCAGGAAGCTTTAGACTTTACCGCAAGGAAGGGTTTTGGGAATGGAAGGATGGAGGTCGATATGGAGGAAGGCTTTGATGTGGTTGAGGAATTTTATCAGCCTGTCGGAGACCAGCAGATCGAGGAGACTCAGACTGCATTTGATATCCAACAGGGATTGAAAGGATCAGTGACGGCTTTGAATTAAATCAGACAAGGTAAAACCTTACGAGATTGCCGTATCTCATGAGCGAGTTGCTCGAAATCATGAGATAGGAGTAAACGTC